AGCATATGGATTTTTCCAAGGCTCGTGTGCTGTTGATGAACTTGCGTATAAGATTCTTGTGTCTTTGAAATAATCAAAAAGTCTTTGACCTGCGATTACATTTTGTTCCCAATATTCTGTAGGTCTATCTAAACTATCTCGTACACCAGAAAGGCCAGCAAGATGTATAACTAAATCTACGTTATATTTTAAGTCGCAAGTAAGCAGATTATTGCCTGTTTGTTTATCCAGACAAATTACTTTGTGATTAATTTTTAAAAAGTTGAATAGATGTTGGCCTATAAAGCCTTCACTACCAGTTAATAATATATTCATAATTCATAATATAATTTTTTAAATCTATTTATTAAGATTTAATAATTCGTAAATAATATGTGTTAGCTGTTACTGCTGAACCATCAGGAAACTCTTGTGCTCTATAGTCATCAGCGTTTACAAACAATTGTTGATAGTTACCAGAACCATTTAAAATAGTATCTGCAATACCAGAACCTCTTGTATTACCTGTTGCTGTAGTTCCTAAAGTATAACTTAAAGCGTATCCATCACCTGATGAAGCAGCTGTATATCTAATCCATTCTCCTATCAACGAATCAAACGCAGCCGTTGTATATTCTTTAATGTTGTTAGAAGCGTCTAAGAAATAAGGTTCAGTATATGTACCACTTACACCATCAATTCTATGTAAGTAATAGTTTGTAACTGTTGTTGGTTGGTCAAGTGTTTCAGGAATACCACCAGCAGTATATAAAGATGTATCTGCTCTTGTATCTGAAAAGATTGGTGTTGAAGCACCAGACACTTCAGTTGAACCTGCAACAGAAGCTGAAGTTGAAATGTGATATGTTCCAGCTTGTGATGATGTTGTTGAACCAGAAGCTAATAAGTCAATTGCAGGATGTAAAAATGTATCTTTTACATCTTGTAAATTCATCGCTTGAATTTGACCACTTGCGTTATAGTACACAGGCCAAGTTTTACCAGTATCACTTGTAGGCGTTACTGTAGCATTTGCTGAACTAATTTTAGCATATGTTACTGTAACTGTACTAGGTTCTGCTGTTGTAGCTTCAGTTGGATAACCTGTTGTACTTGTTGAATATGATCCCGCTTGCTTTCTTGTATCTGTAATACTTCCAATGTTACCACCAGAACCTACAACAGACAAAGCAACACTAGGATTTAATGAATATTGATAGACGGATCTTGCTACGATTTCATCAACCATAGTAGTGTCCATCTCACGTAGATTTCCACTAACTACGTATAAAGGTTTTCTTACTGCCATAATTTCTCCATTTTTTTACATTGGTACCACTTCATTTCAGTAAGTACCTCTTTAATTATATTTATATTTATACAAACTTTAACTTAAGCACCAGCTCCGTATAAAGTCTTAACTACTGTGCCTGTTGAGTTTAAAATCTGCAAAGTTACTACACTTTTTAGTTGATCCTGCCCAATAGCATCATCTGCCATATTTATTTCACCTATTGTGTCAGAAGCTATCATTGAACCAGTAATAACAGAGCTACTTCCTGTAGTAATAATAGTTCCAGTTTCATCTGGAATAGTAATTGTTCTATCTGCTGTGGGATCAACTACGGTTACTGTGGTCTCAAAGTCATCATTCGTAGCGCCTTCAAAAATTAAATTATAACTTGCGTTTAAGTTTATGTTTGAACCAAACCTTACAGTTCCAGTTGTGTTAGAAATATTTGTTGCTGATACATTAGGATTAATTAATGTTGAACCTGCTTGAATTGTGCCTGCAGCTGTAACATTGTCATTTATTGTAATTGTGTCACTATCACTTGAAGCAATTGTATTTCCAGCTACTGTTATAGTTCCTAAAGTGTGTGTACCAGTTCCCTGTGCTGTAAATTCTCCTGTTATGGTAACATCACTTGGTAAAGAAAATGTAACTGTATCTGTAGCACTAACTGTAGCTGTAACTTGATTCGCTGTACTAGCAAATGTTAATGTTTGTGCATTAGATATTGTTTCAGTAGTTGAACCATCAGAAATATCAAACGCTAAACTTCCTGAAATTGATGCATACAATTCATTTACAGCACCAATTACTGATGTTGCACTAATACCAGAATCAAGTGTTGCTATATCTCCAAAATCTGTTTCAGATAAAGCATTAAACTCGGTTCTAAATTCTTCGAGTGTTTGTGTTGCTGATATTGTTCTTGCAGCCATTATTTTTTAATTACCTCTTTTAATAGTTTTTTAATTTCAAATAATTCACTTTTTAAATTATTTATCTCTTTTACTGTATCTCTTAAAACATCATTTTGTTTTTCTCTACTTTTATAACGACTCATATAAATTTGATAATCAGTTTTATTTACATTTACAATTGCGTTAGAACTTGTATCTCTAACTAAACTTGCAAATCCTTCAACTTGTAATTTTGTCATATTAGATAGCCAATGCAATACCTCTCATATCTCTCAATACAGGTGGATATGATGAATTGGTTCCTTTCATTACTATTTTTAGTTGGAATGATGTAAAGTCGTGTATATCATTAGCAGTAAATTTGTATTCTTTAAATGTGCTATCGTCTTCAGCAGGTGTAATTGAAATATCTGAACTACCGTCTGTGTTAAATGGTGTCCAACTTATATCATCCAATTGTCTTTCTTCATCTGGTCCTGAAACTCTATAATACATTTCTACTTCAGATGTCGCTCTGATATTTGCAGTTAATCTTATATCCAATGCCTTAGAATTGTTTTCTAAAATAATTGGTTTAGTACAATAAACAGCAGCTGATGATGTACCTAAATTATTAGTGTCATCCAAATAGTCAGGTGTATTAGATGAAGTAGGACTATTTAATCTGTTTGCAATTGTAAACACACTCATTCTTTGTGTATCTAATACTGGAGATATTTTAGTGTTTGTTGTTGTTAATTCTAAGATTGTGTAGAAAGATTTACCAGAACCTTGAGCGGCAACTCCTAATACAGTATCTCCAGATTCATTTATTTCACTTGCAACCATCTGAGGTGCAGTAAAGAATAAGTTATCGTTGTTTACTACAGCAAGTTTGTTTGCAGCTGATGTTAAAGTAAATTGTGTTTCTGAACCGTGTACTGATTTACCAGTAGATGTTCTTACATAATAATCTATATTTGTTCCTGGAACAACCATAGTTTGAATACCACCTAAGTTTAATACATCAAAAATTCTATTTTGAGTTGCTGTAACTGTAGCACCTCCAATGTCGCCTGTAGCACTAGCAGTTCCAGAAGCGAGTGTAATATCGTAACTATCTAAAGTAATATTTGAAATACTTGTATATGTTCCGTTAATTGGATCTGTAGTAGTATCAATACCATTATAAGTTCCGCTTGGTATACCAGCAATTGTAACATTGTTATCAGTTCCGTGCATACCGTGATTTGGATGGAATACTCTAATAACTGACGAGCCATTTGTTGTTCTTAAAGGATTATTTTTAAGTGTTCTTGTAGATAAAGTATCATTTGTTAAAGTAACTGTACCTGTAACTTGACTAAATTCTGCTCTTCTTAGTTTAAACTTCATATCTTCATTTTGTTCAGCAGACCAAGTCATACCGTTTTGAGATTTAAATAATACACCAGCATAAGGTTGAGCAGATATGGTTCTATTTGAGTCTAATGATGTTTCGCCTATTCTTGCTACATAAGCATTGTAATCTTGTGAGTTAGCCATTACAACAAAACAGTATTCTATATTGTTTTGTATATAAACTGGACTTGGGAATGTAAATTTAGTTGCGACTGTACCATCTGTACTTGTATTTACTGAACCAGGATTTAAAGTAACTTCTGAGAATGGTAATATTTTTTGTCCTGGATAACCGTTAACAACATCTCTAATTTGTACTGTAACTGGTATAGCACTATCTTTTGTACTAAAGAATATGTCAATTGAAGTTAAGAATACACCACCTTCATCATCAATTAAGAATGTTTGTGCTAAAGGATCGTGGTAACCAACTTGTCTTTCTTCCGTTCTTGTAGATGTTCTTGTGATAGATTGTGTTTCAGTAACACTTCTCATTTCAACACGAGCTTCTCTACTTGATAAAATAGTTTCCCTTACAGTTTCTAATAATCCTCTTGCAACGTACTCAACGTTTGCCGCTGTTTCTACATTTGCATTTGTTAAACTGTTTGAAGAAGAACTTGTTAATCTGAATAGTCGTTGACCTGTTCTCCATCTAGGATTTGCGTCAACTTTTGGATCAGGTATTGCAAAAGTACCTGTTACTGAACCATTAGCGTCTGTAACTAAATTACCTCCTAAAGAACCACCGTCAGGTGTTACGTATGAGGCAATATTAATATTATCAAAGAATGGATATACTCTTGTATTTGGTTTTAATCTTGTTGCATTAAATGTAATTGTTCTACTTCTTATAAACGGAACAAAGGCAACTGAAACAACTCTATCACCAATAGATGTTCTAATTGTTTCTGGTACAGCAACAGCTCTAATACCTGTTCTTGTTTGTGAAACTTGTTGTGCAGTAGTGACTTCTTGTCTAGCAATAACTCTCCAACCATGGCCACCTCTTACCTCATAAGTTCCAATATCACGTCTTTCTGTTTCTATAGGTCTTCCTGTCCAAGTATCTTGCCAAGAATTCCAAACTGTACTCATAGGAAATTCAGATAACTGACCACTATTACCAGATTGTTTTGTTAAGTTATCCCAACTACCATTAGGGTTGTTGATAACTAATTCTGGAGCTCTTTCTGTTTCTTTCCATTCATCACCTGGAGGTGTTAATTCTATTGACCCTATCCAAGTAAATACTCCAAATGGGTTTACATTAATAGCTTTACTTGCATATGGTTGATCAATTAAAGTAGCTTCTGTGTAAGGTAAGGTAATAAGATCACCTGTTTTTTGATAGTTTGCAGTTGTTCTATCACTATTAACAATTTCTGTACCATCATCATCTCTTTCAATTAATTTGACAGCATCTTCGTGGAATGTAGGACGCAATTCACCTTTTGCATAATCTATTGAAACTTTATAATCTTTATTTCCAACATCGCCTATATTATGACCTGTAAAATTATCTACGACAAATCCATTTTTAAATCTATCAAAACCATTTGCGTCTTGTATTTGTAAATTTTGTGCAGCTGTTTCTAAAAGAGATAATTGAGTATAGTATTCAACTGTGTCAATTCTACTTTCAATACGACCAATATCTCTCATTGTGTATCGTTTATTATCAACGTGTTCAATACCTACATCGGAAGTATCTAATGTGTATGCTGGTAAAAATAATGTGTATAGGTGCATAGCATTATCTAAAGTACCTGGAACTCTTGGTGCTATTGAACTAGCACCTTTTACAACTTTAAAATTACCATCTTTGTCTAAAAATATTTTATCTACTCTTCCTAAATAATATTCAAAATCTGATCTTATATCAGAATTAAATTTAATAGGTTGTACTGTTGAGGCACCTGTGCCATCAAACGATCTGTCTTGTACTCCTGAATTAATTGTAGAAGCGTCATCAACTCTTGGTCTAAAATCTAAACTATCTCTTAACTCATATCTCACACCTGTTGTAGATGAAGTATATGCTGGTATATCCTCATAATTAATTGCTGAATATGAATCAACATCAAAGTAATCACCTGAACTATGAGTAAAATAATCAAAATCAATTAATAGTCGGCCTGTTGGTGTTACTTCACCATCTTTTAATTTTATTCTACCAATGTCATAAAAATTATCTCTTTGACCATTGTCTAAATCAAATCTACTTGTAATATTTGTATCACTTGTAGTTGCAGCTGTTGAAAAATCAGCAGCCATATAAACTGCATTTATTTGATAAACGTCTGCTTTTGCAAGACCTATTGTACCACTTTCAATTGTAGTTTGATCTGTTATTGCAACCTGTGAACCTGTTGTTAAAGATTTTGTTTTTGATGTACCTACTGATTTGTTTATAGTTAGTAAAGCCTTTATATCGTGTGAAGCATAATTAGCACCAAAGTCAATTGTTAATTGTGTTTTTGCAACATTTAAGGTAAAAATTGAAGTACCTTCGTGGTTGTTTCCTGTTAAACTTAAAACATCTCCAACGGCACCTGAACCACCAGAACCTAATGATGTTATTGAAATTGAAAAATCACTTTCTGATAAATCAGCAAACGTTTCATCTACACCTGCATTAAATGTTCCAATACCATCTCCAGTTAAAGATTTAATTTCGTGTTTTCTAAAAGTATATGTTGTATCTGAAGCATTACTGTTAGCAGTTGTTTTTAATGTTTTTATATTAGTGTAAGGTAGTTTAAATATAGAAACATTTTTTTCAGGTGATTGTGATTTTGCACGTCTTCTTGTTACAATTGTTTTTGTAGAAGCAGCTGCAGTTACACTTGATAATGTCAAACTTGAATTTGAAATAATAGCTTCTACTATTTTTGTTTCTGTATTTCCACTATCATTTGTAAATGAAATTGAGTCACCAACTTTTAATTCTTCAGTAAATCTTGTATTAATACCTTGTACATCAGCAGAACCTGAACCAACGTCAATTGATCCAGTTAAAACAAAGTTATCTCCATTTGTAGCATCTAATGCTGTATCAGCAGTAAATGTTGGACTACCAGCCATTGCAATTTGTTTAACCGATGGTAAATCAAATGATGTAACACCTTTTAAACCAACAGCGTCTGATTGAATAACTGCTGTGTTACTTGATGTGCCGCCTGTAATAGTTTCTCCAGCAACAAAGTCACCTTGTACATTTGAAATTACAACAACTCCATGTGCAGCTGTTCCACCTGAACTATAAGCAGTGAACGCTGATGAATCTATAGATGTTGTTCCGTCTGTGTCATATAATTCAAATGTTGTACCTGATGGATTTCTAACCGTATAAACATTACCATTAACTTCAGTCATACCAGATACACTTGAAATTGTAACTTGTTGACCTTCTTTAAAATTGTTGTTTGCTGTAACTACAGCAGGATCAGCTTGAGTAATACCTGTAATTGTAGCACTTTCAGTTGTAGAGTGTGTTTGTACAACACCTGTTGCACCTGATGTGCCACCTGTTACAATTTCTCCATCATTAAATGATTGAGCTGTTCTAATATTTAAATGAGTAAACAAAACAATATCAAAAAGATAATGTTTGTAAATTGCACTTGTTAAACTTGAACTTGAAAAAATATTTGCCGAAGCAGTACCAGATGAATATTCAAAACCTCTACTTTTTGCTCTTCCTATTTGTGTTACGGAAGATTCTGTTCCTGTATTTACAGTACCACGTGAACTTGTAGCCACGTTATGGAGAGTTAATCCTTTAAATGGTTCAATACCTGACGCAGAAGCAATATCTGGTGTACCATAAACGTTTGTTACGTTAACATAGTTACCAATATCAAATCTTGTACTAAAATTATTTTGTGTATCGAAATCTCTAGCCTTATCTACATCAATGTAAGTAGTAGCTATAGTATCTATTTCATAACCTTTTACATATGCTTTTCCTGGAGAAAATCCTACAGCAAGTTTAGTAGTATCACCACCGTTTGCTGATGTATAGATACCTCTATTATTACCTGATGCTAAATGTTCTCTAACATCAATATCAAAAGGTCTAACAACATAGTCACCAGACTCGTCATATGTTCTTCTTGCTAATGTATCTTCTAAAACAGCATATTCAGTTGATCTAACTTGATTTTGCAACGTACCACTTGATAGTCTTAACAATTCATAAAAGTTTGTATCTTCGGTACTTGATAATCCTTTTTTAGCTAATGTAAGAAGAATTTTAAATCTGTGAGCACCTGGAGCGTTTGTATTTGAAACACCTTGTGCATTGTCATTTAAACTTGAATCATCTCCTGGAGTTACAAAAGATTCTGTAACTGTTAAACCAACTCTATAACTAGGTGTGTTTGAATATTTGTCTAAGATTAAAGTTTGTGCTGACACTTGAACGTGAAAACCATTAATATAATAAACACCTTCTTGTATTTGTGCAGCTGAACCTGTAGCAGTTGTATCAACAACAACAGTTGGATTACCTGAACCGTCCGATGTTAAAGTTTCACCATCTGAAAAGGCTATTGTTGTATTGTCAGTACTGTTTGTGTTAAAATATTTTACAAATAATGTATCTGGATCAGTACCGTCAGTTGCGACAGCGTTTATAACTTTTGCAGTTACGCCTGAAGTCCCGCCAGTTAATTTTGTACCAACGTATGTAGATAAACTTGAAGCTGATTTAGAAGTAAGTTTTACAGCATAGTATTTTAAATCATACCCAATTTCACCAGGTATAATCATTGCACCTTTGTCAAAAAGGTGATCTGATACTCTTTCTATTTGATTTTGTAGTTGAGTTTGAACTTGTGTTAATTCTCTAGCTTGAACAGCAAATGCAGGTCTAAAAAGTATTCTGTGAAACTTTTTCGACTCTGTAAAATCGTCATAGTAAGGACTGACATTAAAATCAGTTGGACTTGGCATTATCTATTTTCCCCTATTAAAACTCAATAATGAGTTTGATGTTTTCAGTTTGATCGGTTGCTCTAGTAATTTTGGTTCTGTTCTCTACATATAAAATTTCACCTGAGTCGTGTTGTAATTCTGGAGCAGCATATCCAGAAGTAAATGAAACGTTGTTAACTGTTTGTGTAGAAGTGTCTGGAGTACCAGTGGCACTTGAACCTTGACCAGTAATTACATTTGCACCTGAAAAAGTAGTTACATTTCCATTACTATCAGCCCCAGCGTCATTATGCCTTGTCTGAATGTAATATAAAATACCGTTTACAGAATCCCATTCAACAACTTTACCAACAGCACCTGTTGTTGCTTGATTAATTTCTTCATCAGCAGTAAATGTTCCTGGTGTTGGAGAACTTGCAATTTTAACTGCATATGTTCCTCTTAATGTTGCAGCTGAAGCAGCTGTTCCACTTGCGTTGTTTGGATCTTTAATTAAAGTAATTTTTCTAAAGTCGTTTGCAGCTGTAAAGTCACCAGAGTTTGTACTTTCTGTACCTTCTAATGTTGTGTTTAACATTACAAAAAATCCACCTAATTCTTCTACAGCATTAAATCCGTGTCCACCTTTTGGTGGAATAATAACATCTAACTCAGCACCTGAACCAGCACCGCCAGCATTTGTTGCTGTAATTATATCAGCGTTTCTAATATAACCTGATGTGTATCCTGTACCTCTTGTTGTAACTGTAACAGCTGTAATTGCACCTGAAGTTAAAGTAACTGAACATACTCCACCACTACCATCACCTTTTATTGGTACAGCAGTTATTGTTCCTGATGTTGCACCACCTGAAACTGTATAACCAGAACCAGCAGTTTTAATTTTAACCACATCTAAGGCACCATCAACAGCAGCTGAACTTACAGTTGAGTCTGTTGAAACACCCATAAAATCTGTAGATAAGAAATTTGCTTGTTGTGACGCTGATAAAGTGTACATATATTTCCACTTATAATCATCTGAAGTTGTAATAACTGAAGTAGAAGTGCCAGATGGTTGATCTGTTGATGTTCCACCACCGTTATTATCTAAACATTTGTAAACATTTCTATCTGAAGTTAAAACATAAAAAGTTGAATCAAATAAAGTAGTTGCACCACTATTTGAAGTTACTCTTGTTGATGTACTACCTGTTACATATTCTTCATAGTCGTGTCTGTAAATGTCATAAACTGTGCCAGACGTCCAGTTTCTTCTTGGTACTACAAAAGACACATCTGAAGCTGTAATTTTCTTAGCAGCTAATAAATCGTCAAAGTTTTTAAATTCGTTTAATACACTATCACCTGGTGTAATAGGTGCAGTTTCAGTTCCTTCGTAGTCTGTTCTTCCGTCTGGTCTTGTTAAAGTACCAAATTCTTGTGCTCTACCTATTCCTAAGTAGTAAACTGTTGGAGAAGCCTCAGAAAACGATTCTGAAAACTGTTCCGCATTGTTTATTCTAAATTTGTTTGTTATAATTGCTGGCATTTCTTATTCCTCATTTATATTTATAATCATTTTATTACGATCCTGAACCATATAGTGATTTAACTGTTGATCCAGAACTATCTAATATTTGCAATTCAACAGCACTTGTTAGTTGTGTTGAACTTATGGAACCTGCTGTTACTGAAAATTGTGTTCCTGTTAGTGTTAATGACTGTCCTGCTGAATATACTGCTACATCAGCAAATACAGCAAATGTAATATTTGTAGTACCAAAAGTAATTGTACCATTTGTGTTCATTACATTTAATTCTCCAGCACCTGTATCACCTTCTTTTACAAAAAAGGCATCACCTTCTCCTAAAGCATCAGGATCAGAAGCACCATAACTGTCAGCATCGGTTGCTCTTGTAAGTACCCAAGCAGTTGATCCATCACCAACAGTTGTTACTGTGTAAATACCGTTATGAGCAGCATTAGTTTGAGTGTCAATTAAAACTCTATCGTTTAAAGATAAAGCAACACCATCAATTGAAATGGCTGCTAATGTGCCTGCATTTGTTAATGTTGCACCAACACCTGCGGTTCCATTATCATATGTTGCATTTAAATTTGATGGAGACTCTACTCTTACTGCTGTGTGATAATGAATACCTGCAGCTGCAACATTATCAACATAAGTTTTAATTGCTTTTGCTGAAGCAATTGTATCATCCAAACCTGAAACTGAAGTTAAATCTGTATCTAAAACACCAGCTGCTAAATCAGCAACCTCGATGTTTGAAATTGAGTTACCAGTTCCGTTTGCGTCAAAAGTTTTGTTAGTAAGTGTTGTTGTTGAACCTGCAGTTATGTAACTTTGTAAATCACTTATTTGACTTTCTGTAATAGAAACACCTGAATTTATAGCTGATTGGTGTTGTGTTACACTTGATTGTGTAATATTAGCATCTGGAACATCAGCCCAAGTAACTGCTGATGATAAATCATTAGCTTCAGAAAATGAAGTAATATAACCAGAGTCATTTGTCCATTGAGATATATTACCTGACTTGTTAGTTAAAGTATCTGTTGATGAGTCTGTGATAAAACCTGTAGTTAAAGTAGTTCCATCACCTATTGCTGTATAAATTTCATTGAAATTATCATTAACTAAATCACCAGCGGCTCGAAGTGTTGAACCTGTGCCGTCATTTGCGATTGATCCGATGTTTATTGTTTGTTTTGCCATATCTCTCTCTTACTATTTATATGTTATCCTACATCCATTGTAATATTAGTATCATCAAATGTTGTTGTTGTTTCATCCATAGTATTACCTGATACATCACCTATTTGTGCAGGAATTGTAAAGTTTGTTTTAAGTTTTCTTCCTTCAGCACTTGAAGTCATTAAAAAGATTGCATTTGAACCGTCTAAAGATGTTCTTGTACCTTGAACTTTTATATCATTTAATATTGCAAAAGTAATACCACTACTACTTAAAGCTGAGTTTGCAGTAACTCCAAATGCAGTATTAATAAATCTGTTTAAAACACCAAATCTTGGTCCTGCATATGCAAATCCTTGTCTTACATTTACTAAGTTACCTGATGAGTTAGATAAATTTCTTCTAACTCTACTTACATAATCTATATTAATTGGCTGTGTTTTTAAAGTAACATCTCTGGTTGTTTTATCAAACTGTGTAATTGTACCAGTATCTAAATCAGCTGATACACCTAATTTTGCATTTACTCTTAATGATGTTCCATCAGTTTCAGTACCTAATCTTCTTCCAACTATAAATGAATATAGTCTTGTTAATACTGATCTTAAAATTTGTGTTACACCAGAATTTATTCCTGTTACTCTTTTAATCTGAGCGTTTAGTTGAGTTTCAATTGTAATTTCACCTTGAAAATAAAAACCAGCAGAGTGAAGTGTTTTAATATAACTATCTCTCCATTCATTGATTGATCTTCCAACTCTAATAATGTATGAATAATCCTGATACAACAAACTGTCTTGTATTTTCATTGTATCTTCAGATACCCAACCGTCTTCATTTAAAAAAGCACCATCGGTTGTAATTACAGCAGCTACATCTATAGTACCTGTTGCTTGTTCTAATTTACTAACAGTTGCTGTTGCACCACCAGAACTTGTAACAGTAATATTTGTGCCATACACTCCTGTTGTATCTGATAATTTCAATATATTTGTATCTGTATTAAATGAAACTACTGTAGAAGTTATGACAGATGAACCATCTGAACCTAATCCAGAAACAGTTTCACCTGCTGTAAACGTTCCTGAAACATTGGTTACTAAAAGATATGTTGGTAAAATTATTGTTGGGGCAGGAGAGGCTTGATAATTGTATCCAGCTTCAACAACATTTATTGTTAATGCTCTTCCTATTTCAGAACCGTATGCTAAAACTTTTGCACCTGTTCCTAAACTAGATGTAACTGTAAGTGTAGGTAGAGATGTAAATCCATTACCATTAGATATTAAACGAATGTCTGTTATATCTCCTACATTACCACCAGCTTCTTGTACAACTTTATTTCCAAAATATGAGTCATCAACCATCGTTTCATCTTCTAAAATAAGTTGACCAGAGCCTGTACCATCTTCTAATGTAACACCTCCATTAACAACAGAAACTTTAGCTGATGCATTACCAAAACTAAAATTAACAACATCACCAACTTCATAATTTGCACCACCATCATCTATAACAATTTCTTGTATTGAACCAGAACCGACTGGTCCAATTTTTAAAGATGCTCCTGTTCCACCAGCAGTTAATGATACACTATCACCTTCACTATATAATGCACCATCATTTGTTATGACTTTATTATTAAGAATACCTGTAACTGTAAGAGATATAGTTACATCTAAATCAGTATTACTTACTCCAGTTATTGTTTGTCCTGAAATAAATGTACCGTTTACTGAAGTATCTCCTAAAACTAATTCTACAACTTCTTGTCCACCAATAATAAATTTAAATACATCTTCAACAACAGCTGTTGCTTCATTTATGGATGGGTCTGTTGGATTGTTTGCTTGAGTAATTATTTGCCCAATAAGATTTGTAGCGTCAGAATTACCAATTTCTATACAACGTAATATTTTTTTTGTATCCCATTTACCATCCGACACTCTTAAAATATTGTCTTTTGGATATCTTATCTCAGCTTCTTCATTAAATAATAGTTTAAAAAATATTTCACTTGCACGTTTTGTTCCTTTTGCTTGATAAAGTGATTTAATATTTTTAATTAGATTTCTTTTGTTAACATCACCATCTAATGTATCAGGTATAGAAGTTAAAAATGAATTTCTAAACTTAGTTAAAAAACCTGATATCGTTTTATCCACATCAGCGTAATCTAAAAGTTGTTGTATGTTTTGAACTGGATTTGCTCTATATTTTCCTATATTAGCTTGAGCGCCTGAAGATGAGCCTGTAATTAATTCACCTTCTATAAATTTATTTTGATGTGTAACAAATAAACGAGAACCAGCGTCAACGTCTTCAACTAAAACTGTAGCAGTTGCACCTGAAGTGGCACCTGTAATTGTTTCACCATTTATAAAATCACCGTATGATGTATCTTCTAAAAGTATTCTATCTGTAGAGTCGTCTTTATTTGTATTTGTTCCATCTAATAATAAAAAATTAGTTACACTATCTGAACTGTCTAATTGAAGATGATCAGGATCTCCAATATTTGTTAATGTAATCTCAGCTGATTCCATCAACTGATAATATGCCTTTACAAAATCTAAAAATAGTGGATGATCTTCAAGTACAAAATCAGGTACTTGTGAGTTTAAAAGATTTGATATTTTATTTTTAAAGTCGGCCATTTCATTTAGTAACTACTTGTCGTGGTATAACCTATACCAGCGTTTGCTGAGCCTCCTACTAATGTGTCAGCTTCTACTGTAACTGAACTATTTGCAATATCAATTTCTAATATTTGATTTCGTATTGGAACTAAATCATTTGAATTTGGTTTTACTGTTACTTCGATAACTGTTGAAGCTGCACCTCTAACATTTTCTATATTAGAAACATTTAAAGAATTTATCTCTACAAGACCAGTTAAATAATTTATTGTACCTTGTGTACTATTACCATATGCTCTTACTGAGCCATCCATTCTATATCTTCTAACATTACCTTGTCCATCATCATCTAAGAACCAAACATTTGTTGTATCACCATCTATTTTAAATCCTGTTGATGATAATATACCACCCTCAACAGAAGCATGGCCAGAATGTGGATTGTATAATGCATTTGCAAAGTTAATTGTATATTTTGTAGAACTGCCAATTGTAGGTATAAAAGATTTTCTTAATCTAACAGTAGTTATATTTGATAATATACTTTCATCTGTATCATCAATAAGTCCTGTTAATTTTGAATGTCTAAAAATTGTATCAAATGTTTGTAAAGTGTTTGTATTGTAATTTGTTAAAGTTGTAATAACATTTGATTTTAAAGTATCAGCAGTTTTTGTGGTTGCCTTTTCATCAAATTTAACTGTTGACGTTAAAAGTACATTTGTAATTTCTGGATCAATAATTACAGGTGTTACTGAAGCTACTGAATATTTTTTTAAGTCTGTTATTATTCTTGCCTTTGTTGACTCTGTAAGATTAGAACCACTTGTTGGTAAAATAGAAATATAGACTCGACCATAAAAAGGTGTTTCAGCATTTTCACCACCCCAAGCAGAAACTGCTTGTGTATTAGCATATAACTGTTTAACTTTTGATTTATAATCCTCTATTGTTACAGCTCTATCTTGTGAAGAATAAAAGCTTGAAGCATTTTGTTTTATACTTTGTAATGACTCTGGTTCAGCGCCGCCTTGTGCTGATGAATTTACTGTAACAGTAATGTCTGTAAATCCTGAAATAGAACCTGCAAGAGTAAATGCTGTAGCACCATTTGCTTCTGTTTTGTTTGTTACGACATAACTTATATTAATAACGTTACCATCATCTAAAGATTTACCAATTACACCATCACCAAAATAAATTTCATACTGTCCATCTTCAGCTTCTTGTAAAAAGAAAACTTTTGATGTTCCATCTAATTCTGTAATTGAAGTTGCTCTTGTGTATGTATTTTGTGTTACATCAGCAGAACTATTTTGTACCACAACTTTAATTGTTGTTGAGTCTGCTCTATCACTTGGTATTAAAAATCTTTGATCAATGTCTTGTGCATTGTAAGTATAATTATATGTTACATATGTTCCTTCATAAACATTTAAACTTTGCGCTGTGTAAATACCATCAACAGGTTGAATTGTTTTATCAGCAACTGAAACAAATGTATATGTTAATCCATCCACAGCTGATGTAAATTTTGTACCCGCTGGAATTGTTATTGATGAACCTGTACCATCATTAATTACTAATTTTAAATCAGCGATTGGTGCTCTAGCAGAATTAGGTGTATAACCTACTAATTTAGCCAATGACGCAACACTTGATCTTAATTGTGCTGTATCTAAAAACATTTCGTTGGCAACAAAGTTAGCATTGTAAGCCAAGTAGTGTGTATTGTAAGCAAGTAAGTCTAATAAAATTGCTAGTGAACTTCCTTCAAAGTCGTAATCTTTAAATTCGTTTTGATTTGATAAAAATCTTTTAAGTGAACCTTTTATACTTTCAAAATCTAATTCTGATATGTCTAATCTATGTTGTGCCATTTTATCTTACTCTTTGTAAAAATGTTGATACTGAAACTGGTGCTTCGGTGCCGTTTATTAAAAACGAAACCATAATATTTAATCCATTGTTTTCTTCGTCATTTTGAACCACAACATCTTCTACTGAAACTCTTGGTTCATATTTTTCAATTGCCATAGCAACTCTATCTTTTATTATTACTAATAAAGGGTCTGTTATATTTTCAAATAAGAACCCTCTTAAATTGCACCCAAAATCTGAATTAAAAGGCCTTTCATATTTGTTTGTTAATATTATATTTTTAACAGCTCTTTTAATTGCTTGTACATCAAATATCTTTGCAACATCTTTAGTTGCAGGATTTTTAGTAAAACTTAAATTTAAATCACTATAGATTTTATTTGATCTTTTACTTTTATTAGTTGTACTAGCGTCATAGTTAGAGTAGGCCATATCAATATTTATATGAATTATCTGCCGTTTACTAAAACGTTTAAGGATCCTGAAATCATTGCACCTGCGTCAGCACTATCAGTTACACGACCCCAAGGTATACCACCTATCTTCACATTTGTTGATCCTTTGTTTAATGCAGCTACGTGAGCAGGACAGATAGGAGTAGGTGGAGCTGGGTGTCCTACTGTAGGAGTGCCTTGTACAGCACCCACAATACCGTTTGCCTTTACTGTTCTTACTAAAGAAATCGCTAAATTGGTAATTCCAGTACAAGCATGGCCTGTAGTTAAAAAATCTCCTTCTCTTACGGCCATATTTCTATTTTCCTTGCCCGTTATACGCTTTCCAACTACGTTTTTTAGATTTATTCATTGATGAAAACTTAACACTTCGTTTTTTCTTGCCTAGTGATGTTTTTTTATAATTTTTCTCTCTTGCTACAAACGTTTTACTTAATTTTGCCATTATCTACCTATCTTTTTCTTTCTACCAAGTGGTAATTGTATTGAAGATACGATTTTTTTGCCTTTTTTACTAATATATTCAAATCCAATCAGTTGATTCTTAAAATTTTCTTGGACTGACTTAACAGCCTTTTTAAAACTTGTATTTTCTTTTTTTTCTTCTTGTCCTGATTCGTTCCAGAACAGAAATTCACGCATTTTTGCCATAATTTCCTCATTTTTTAATGGTTTTTCTACTATTTATAACGATTTTTGTTCTACTTTTGTTCTATATGTGCCAGAATGCCGACAAGCTACGGAAGAATCGGACAAATATTCCATTTTTTACTTGATTTTTACGTAAAAATGCGGTATATTAATAGTATATGAAAAACAAAAACACAAATATGAATATGGCAATTGTTAGAAACATTGCATATAGACAAATCAGTAAGATAAACAAAAACGTAAAAGAAGTTATTGAAGTTGATAATACTCTTTTAAAGATGATTGACATTAATATGAAAAATGCTATTAATAAAATCATTAATGACTATAAGGCATACGAAGAAACTGGTATAATAAAAGTAAAATAATGAAAG